CAGGCGGCCCATCAATGGCTGCCTGCACATCGCGCCTAAAATCGTCCATCGTATAATCAAATTTGCTCCACCAATGCCTCGGATCAGCATGATTGGATCCAAGTCCGGCAAGGTATGCTTCATAGTGTGCGATTACCCGATTGACAGGGATGTTAAACTTGACGCACCATTCAGCGACCTTCTTAATCGTGTTTGCCAAAGTACGCCTAAAATACCATTCCTCATGGTTCAAGTCCTCGCACATCTCAATCTGGATGGCGTAACCATTAGCCTTGCCGCCTACACCCCAAGCCCACATTGTATAAGGCAAATACTGCCAAAACTCGAACGCATCAATAAAAGCATGTATGCCCACTTTCCTGTCCGAATCATTCCACCTCTTGAACCACTGCCGCGCCATTATCCCAGGCGTTGCTGTGGAGTGGATGATTATCATAGTCGGCACGATTGAGATGCCCTTCTGGATGTTCCAGAGGTAGCACGCATTGAGCGTCATAAACATGATGAATTCTTTCATTGCAGTACCTCCTCGGGCAATGGATCCGCTGAAGGCAGCACTACTTCTTTACCGCGATTAACCTGGCCTGCAATTGTCTGTCGTAAATAGTCCAGGTCAGCTTGAGTTAATGAGGGTATCCGCTCCAGGAGCAGGTCGTTAAACATATTTGCCTTATCGTCTATAGTATGTGCTACCAGGTCGTTAAGCCGGAAGTGCTCTTCTACGATGCCCCATATATCTAGAGCAGTTGTGATGCGTCTCTCGTACTCTTCCTTTCCGATCCGAGCGATGGCCTCTTCCTTCTTGGCTTCCAGGTACTCTTTGGCCACATCTCCCACGGACTTGATGACCACTGCAAGGATACCAACTATGCAAGTAACGAGTATCGGGATTATCTGACTAAGCAGTTCTTCCATGTCTATATTCCTCCTATTTTCTCGAGTACGGTGATACGCGTGTCATGGTCATGGATACAATCTTCGTGATCCTTGAGCATTTCCCTGAATCCTTTATGTTCCGCATTGTTAGCTTCGAGATGCGTGTTCAGTGCCTTCATCTCATAACTAAGCGGTGTCAACGCCTTGGTGATGCTGTCTGCTATCTTGGCATTGCTTCGGGCTGACAGCCAAGTCACCACACCTCCGACTGTTCCCGCTATTCCCAAAACCCCAGTGATTAGACTTATTACATTTCCTGCATCCATGTGCCGCCTCCTTTAATCTTGTCGAATTAAAAGGGCCTCTGAGAGACCCTATCTTCTATCATCCTATCAATCGCCAGCCAGGATAAACTGTGTCACTTGACGCTAACCCAGAGTAAAGCTCACCTGTTACAAAATTCATCGCCAAGGCCCCATACCCATTTGACATGTCTCTCATACCTATTTTTAAAACATAGTATATGGCGGCGGTTGGTATACCTGCACTATTGCTGTACACCATAACACCTTTCATCATTGGCAGATTGTTCCAGTCGGTGACATTTGCGAGAACTACACCTCCGAGACTCGTAGTTCTTCCAAGATTCAAGTCTGGTATGTTTTGACCATTCACCCCGAGGAAGTCTGACGCATGGTGCCAGTCTAGAATGTCAGCATGTAACCCAGAACTTGGGCCTTGATTATTATCATTCCACGTCTTGTACACCGTGCATGCCACTTTATAGGTCACAGAGGGTTCTGACACATTAGAGACTGTAATCCCACACGGGCCATCTAAGTGCGTATAAGCGGTTATTGCAAAAGTTTGGGCATACCCAGAGGATGTAAACCACAGCTTCACCCTATTGTCCTGAATCAAAAATTTTGCTTGGGGTAGATTTGCACCAAAGTTATGTTGCCTTACATTGATAAAGTTTCCTATATTGTCGTAATGATATGCTTGAAAGATTGTGTTTACAGGCACGTCACCGTACCCATTGCCCCTCACCTCAACTTGTACCATTCTATATAGGCCCGTGTCACAAATATCAACTAAGACACCATTTCCAAACATGGAAGCTATTGCTGAATGAAATACTGCGTTGTTCTTGATGTTCATCTTGCTATCAAGATTTACAGGTCCTACTATGTCCATCGGCACACCGACCTCAATCTTATCCTTGAGAAATTTCATGAGTGCGATGCCTTCTGTCAATGTTATCTCTACAGCCACATATCCTGTAAATGAATCGGCAATGCTTATTTCTACCGTATAACTCTGGTCATTCGGATAGTCTGCCATATACTGATCTACAGCTAAGGCCTGCCAGATGCCGTCTATACTGCCGTTAGTGGTTGTTATGGTGATGTAGTCTCCATAGGTCCCTGACGGGTTGGGCTTGATCCTGTAGCGCATGGCGATGTTGTTTACATCTCCTGCACCCGGATTTACTACGACTCGCCTTGCGTTAATAATGAGGTCTGACGGCTGCTCATAATTATTAAGTCTCTGAGCAACTGCTGAGAGTATCTGTGGCGATGAGTAGTCCAACATCTGGACTGTGAAGCTCAGTGACACTGTATTACCTCGGCTGTCCGTTACAGTGATTACTGCTGTCTGGTTGTTAGCCTGGTTGACCGTTCCTACAGTGACCTGTTTCCCTGTCTCAGCGGCTGTGCCGTTAGCTGCTGCGCTGTACTCGCTTCCACCTATAGCCACCTTATACATTGCAAGTGTTGCGCCCTTCTGAGATGCCGCAGCCCCTGCTGTTACCCTCAGTGTTGATTTGTTCCTCAGAATCTTCTGGTCATTGGCCAATAGTGCCTGCACAGTTGCATTGACATCCGCGTAGGTCACGCCTGAAAGGGTAGGGTTAGCATTGACGATGTTAGCAGTACCTGCAGCATATGTCTCGCCCTGAATCGCTCCACCGACCCCGTAGCGTGTTACTATCTTTGCCCTGACACTAACTGTCTTGACTGTAGGATGAGCGTTAAACAGAGCCGTTACAGCCGCCATCGTGGGGCTTATGGTTGCAGATGTTCCCTGATTATTGAGAGTAGCATTGAGCGCCACTGCTTGCCATGCACCGCTGTAGTATGCCTCCAAAGTTACATCATGGTAGAGGTCTGTTGAGCCTCTTGATATTGTGATGCCTACATTTGACTCGAGGTTGAAGTTAGGAGCGGATGCTGTAGACAGCGCAAAAGTAGTAACATACAGGTATCCGCTTTCTGTCCAAAGCTGGGAAGCTGTAGCCTTGACCCTGACTCTTAGATTGTAGTTCGTTCCTGGCGACAGTCCTGTTATGATATTGCCTACTGGCTGTCCTGTCCATGCACCGCCATTGAGGCTGTACTCAATTGCGTCTATATCCCTGTCCGCAGCTACTGTAAAGCCAAACTGGATACAGGTGGTTGAGTGCAGGTAGTAGCTTGTTATGTTGGCGTATCTCGGTATAGTTGTCAGTGTCCATGAATAATCATCTACATGGCCATCATACAGTGAGGACGGACCGTTGATGTCGAAGCCAGAGCTTACTGTGATTGCAAGCTGTCCGTTATCAGCATGCGTTACCCAGCCTTCATACAGGCCAAGCTCCACTATTGCAAGGTTTCGGAAGTCCATAGCCTTGGTGCCATAGACTACATTGGATCCGTTTATCTTTATCCAGTAACTGTTGCCTGTCGTGGATCCGGAGTAGGCCTGGTAGTCTGTACTCGTCGAGTAAGCAAACTGTCTGAGCCTTATCTTGCTTTGGTTAGTTGCTATATTCTGCTCAAGTATCGTGAGCTCTAACTTGAGGTGGTAGGTATGATTGACATATGGGCTGCTCAGTACGCCTATTCGGGTTATATCTGCCATTTACATCACCATCCTGTCCACACTATGTCGAGGCTCGTTGCGGTCTGCACCATCTTTATAGGCCTGATAAACAGACCCTTGCTTCCGATGTCCAGTCCCATGACCTCAGTAATATCTCCGTTAAGTGTAAAGATTTTTGTATTATTGTAATAGCCCGCAAACTCATTGGGATCCATGATTGTGTAGCCTGTACCGTCCTGCCTGTAGACCTTGATACCCTTGCCATCCATCTTGACGAGCAGCGTATAGTTCTCGCCTGCTGCTTGGGACCATACATCAAGGTTCTGCCCCTGTGCTAGTAGGAGGTCTGTTATCTCTACAGGATCAGTTGTCGAGGCTGCAGCCACATCTATAACCAGCTTGAGCTTTTTGTATACACCACTATTAAAGGCAAAACTAAACTCACCGTTATACAGGTCAGGTGTTGCAACCTGGAAGGCTGTATAAACTAGTGAGTCATCCTCGGGATTGAGTAGCTTTACTATTGCAGTTCCGGCAGAGGTGTATTTGTGAAGCTTACCTGAAAGAGCATAGTCTTTACCCGCAATGAGGTCTATCTCCTGATCCATGACTCCTGTCGATATCCTCCAGCCATGCTTTGCAATGCCGTCAAGAATCCAGGTTGACACATCATAGCCAACGGATCCGGACAATAATGTCCAGAAGTTAAGATCTCCGTATCCGACTGAGTTCTTGATGAGATTACTACCTCCGCCCACCTGGATGGTTGACTCTATGCCGTCCATCCTCTGGTCTACCTCTGTAAAGCTTTCGCTGACTATTTTCATATCCGCATCATAGACTGTCTGGCTGACCTTTTTACTGATTTCCGTAGCGTTCTGAGAGATATTCGATGTATTTTGAGCAATCTTTGCATTTTGAGTTTCAGCATCGGTGTTGTAACGGTCCTGAAAATTCGCAATTTCATCAATGGTCTGAGCAATCTCGCCATTGATTATCCTGATTGTTGTCTTAAGCCTGCCAATCTCAAGGTTTGTATTGTTCTTCCCTGTGGAATTTCGCTCAGTGTTGCTCTTGACTGGGGCCTTGTAGACCTCAGATAGCCCTCCAGCGCATCTTAGCTTCCTACTTAGGATGTACGTACCTTGTGCCTCATATTCTATCCTGTCGCCTACCTCAAGGCTGAAATCCCCTACCCAATCCATGCTTACTATCGGCTTGTAGCTATATGTTGCCAGCACACTGAATATTGCGTCCACAACATCAGATGGATTCTGTACGAACATGTTATCAACTATCGTGTAGAGGTTATCCCCGGTCCCTGATACAGCCTGTTCCGCACCAACTTTGACAATCACCTTGTCTATTGTTCCGGTGTTTCCTTCGGCAACCTTGCACTCATTCACGTTGTCTCTTGTGATGGAGGTTTGAGCTGTATTGCTCAGAGTCATTATCGACAAGCTTCCGCTTCGGTTTATCTTTGCGTACCCGCCTGCCAGTTCAGCAATCTGAGCAAAAATCTGTCTACATGTAATCCCCTCAAATACCGGGGCAATGCTTACCTCGTATGTCGAGTTTGCAAAGCTTGTTGAGGTTAAGGTTAGTCCAGCCTGAGTAGCCGCAGACTGCATTATCTGCGCCAGTGTAGCGGGAAAGGCAATGTCTAAGGTGTATTCCTTGTCAGCCTTGGCCATGCGGTCCACAAGTTCTAAAGTGACTAACCCTTCGTTGCGATCTGCTTTCTCCACTGTGAATAGACCTACGGAGTGGTACTCTATCGTCGTGTCTGGAAGCTTTATGCCTACTTGCAAATCCGCTTCCTGTCCCTCGAAGGCATAGTTCAGATAGATTCCATCCCATTCATCTTCTGTAAGCTCAAGCTTGGCTGTATCCATGTATGCTGTGCCAATTTCGAAATCTTCGCCACCTACCAGGTTGCTGTCCATCTCGAGCTTCAAGATCTCGTCTACAGCAGTGAATCCAAGGCTGGTGAATATTGCCTTGCACTTTATAACCCTTCCATACTGCTTGATTGCCGTCTTATAGGCGGCAGTAGTTACTACCAAGGATATTCACCTACCTTTCGATTATGTTGAATGCGATCCCGTTATACAGGACTCCACTTTGTGTGTAGTGAGCAATCCCTTCCTTGCGGGCACCACAATAGAATGTTCCAGTATATTCTCCATCTTCAGCGGTTAGCACCGTTGCTTGGAAGAATATGTTTCCCTTCTTTGGGCTTACAGCATTTAGCACTTGCGAAGCTTCAGCCTGTGTCAGGATTCCCCATTTCAGGGCTATTGTTTTCTTGTCATCCACGAAATCCCTCTGCATCTTTGCATTCAGATTTCTTCCAGCTTTCCCATCCAATGAATTAGTGTCTACATCATACGGAAGAGGGGAAGGCATATCCACGCCATTTATCTTAAGACCTGTTGCCAGTGCCATTGTTACCCCTCCTCAATACTCTATGATTGGCAAGCCTTTTTGCCTGCGCTTCTTGTTGAGCCTGTTGATTACGACTCTGAAGAGAACCTCTCCATCGACTTCTCCAACGAATTCGGTATCTTCTCCGCCGCCATCCATCTTTCCAACGAGCATGTCTGCGATCTGTTGCATTGCTCCCCGGTCCTGATCCAGAGGAACCACCGCTTCTTTACCTCGCTCACCGACCATTGCTAATGTAGGCTGGTCAATCATACCGCCTGTAGCAAGCTTTGGAATGTTAAGCGTGGAGATAGTTTTAATGTTCACTCCCGGTATTTTATTGATAAGGTTTATTGCTCCGTTGATTGCCCTGATGAATCCATTTATGGAGTTCTCAGCAAACCTTATTATGCTGTTGACTACGTACTTGAATGCATCGCCTATTGCGTTGCCTATTGTTGTCCCAATGGTGCTGAATGTACTTTTGATTGTTGCCCAGATGCCAGAGAAGAAACTTCCTACAGCACTAAATGCAGTTTTGATGCCGTTCCAAGCTCCAGTAAACACATCACTGAACCATTTGCCGATTCCTGCGAATACACCTTTTATGGTGTTCACTATGCCGTACCAGACAGTGCTAGCAGTTGTCTTGATGCCTTCCCAGGTCTTCTTCAGCCAGGCCGATACATCATCCCAGTTCTTCCAAAGCAGTATCCCGATTGCTATTAATGCACCTATGGCAAGGATGGCGATACCGGCTGGTGTAGCTATGAATGCCATGACTCCTGCAAAGCCAGTACCTACAGCTGTAGCAACCGCCATAACTGCATTGAAGATATTCATCAAGCCAAACCAAATAACAAATGCTGCATTCACCAGACCCCATGCTGCTGCAAAGCTGCCGACTATAATGACCAAGGTTTCAATGAAGCCCTTATTGTTGGCAATCCAATCTCCGAATGCGGATAGCCCTGCATTAATACTGTCTAGGACCTTAAGGATTACTCCACCAGTCCACTTGGCTAATGGGGCAAACAGGTTATCCCAGAGCCACTTCCACAAAGGTTTCAAGGCTTCTATTACGCCATTGACTATCTTAAACACCGAAGCGAGTCCATCAAAGAATCTCGGGATTAACTCAGAAATAACCCAGGATCCTAACGGAACCAGAACGTTGTCTATTATCCATTTAAGGCCTGCACCTAAGTTTGCTCCTAGAGGTTCAAAGGCAGTCTTCAACCTTCCGAATGCCGCAATCGCTGGCTCCAACATTGGATTCAGCTTATCGAGAAATGCCTGGATGGATGCTCCCATTGCAGAAGTGTCTGCACTTGGTGCTACTAGAGCTGCTCCGCCTGCACCTCCGCCACCAGCATCACCTGCTCCGGTGTCAAGGTTGGTGATTTCATCGAACCCTGCAAGTGCTAGCTGGATATCCTTGGCTGTCTTCTTGGCTGCCCCACCTACCCCGGCTACTGCTGTCTTGGCAGTATTGAGTCCTTTTGCGGCGGTCAGTGATTGCGCATAGGTCTTCCCCATGATTGTGCTCAGGAATGTGGCCATGAAAGCGGATGCGCTCGATAAGGTCCTCATAAGTGCATTTAGAGCTGGGAGTATTGCCTGGTATATTGGCATAAAGGCGACTTGCAGATTGGTCTTGACCTGAGCGAGAGAGCTTGCAAACTGTGCATTAGTAGCAAGCGCTGACCCTAGATAGCTCATGAATCCTCGAATAACCTTGTACAGAGTACCCATGATCAGTACTCGTTTCAGAGCCTGGTTAATCATCCTGCCCATTGTATCGAATCTCTTACCCACAACGTCCGCAACTGCCCCTAGGGGCTTGGTAGTAGCTGTAGCTTTCTTTGCTGTATCATTAACGGCGGCGCTTACTTTCTTGAGCGCCTGTCCGGTGCCATTAAGTTTTCCGTCGAGGTCCGAGAGCTTGAACCCCATCTTGTCAGATGTTTCTATGAGCTTGTTTATTGAGGTCTCAGTATTCACTATCTGCATAGCCAACTTGTTCTTTGTATTAGGGTTTAGCGCCCTTTCGTAGGATGCTTTTAACTGCACAAGCTTTTCCTGCTGCAGCTCTATCTTTTGATTAACCAAGTCTAGTGATCTCGTAACCGAATCAATCTCAGCCTGGATTACCCCTGCATCTATGCCTGCATCCAGTTTAGGCGTAGCTATCGGAGGGCCTCTCGGACTACTTGTTGGGATTGATGGAGCTATTGCTGGTGCCAAGTTAGAAGGGTTTACTACATTCATCGGGACCTTTATTTTCTTCGTCATTGCCTGAAGGCTAGTTATGAAAGACTCCATCTGAGTCTTCATCTTGTCTAGACCCTGCTCTATCGAGGTATTGATTCCTGTCATGCTCTTCTCGATAACCGACTCTAAGCCTGTAAGCATTCCTTTGCTTGCGCTCTCAAGAGATGTCTTAAGGGACTTACCGATATTGCTGGCAAGCTCGCTCACCTGCTGGTTAATGTCGCCTTGCAGGTCTACCTCCAAGCTTATTTTCCCTACGCTCGTTCCATCCGCCATACTCATTCACCTCACTTTCTGCAAAAATAAAAGCACCCGGTTACCCGAATGCACTTGCAAACATCTTTTCAAGGTCTGCCATAGTCTTTTCCATATCCTCTTCCGAGATTTTCGAAGCTTCTCTTGTTCTCCACCTGTTACGCTCTGCCTTCTGATCAGTTGTGAACTTCTTAAGTATCTCCCTGTCTTCCTCTGCCCTTATACTTACCATCCTGCCTAGTGCAGTCTCTGATGAGATCCCATGAAGCAAGCTGGAGAATTCCTGCCAGCTCATGTCCTCTGTCTGACTTAGCCGGATGTTGTACTGCTCGGCAAAGGATGCCTCAATCAGTTCCCAATCATCGAACAAATCGTACCAGGAAACTACTTTTTTCTTTGCTTCTTTACCTCGTCATCTGCAAGCTTCTCCATCTCTTCAAGATCCACATCACTTATAGCTGCCATGATTGCATTGACTATGACTGTAAGCTCTGGAATGGAGAGGTCCATAGAGTTGATGTATTCCAGTGCCTCTTTCCCAAGACCTGCCTCTATGATCATATCAAGCTTGACCAGGTTATCTAGATCCTTATCCTCAGAAATACCCTTCATGAGAATAGCTGAATTCTTTGAATTATGGACCTCGAATACCTTGTCTTCAGCTAGCATGACCTTAGGCTTCTCGTTTTTGAGCCTGCTAATTATGTCGTATACCTTTGCCATCGAACTTCATACCTCCAATTTCAAAATAAAGAAATTAGGGAGGGTGTCAGCCTCCCTAACCTTAAACCGCTGCTGTAAATACTGGCTTGCCGTCACCGATGAGTTCAAACTCAAGTCCGTCTACGTTTGTGGAATCTCCTCCACCAGGTGTGGTGACATTAACAACACAGTTGAATGCCAGCTTTGCTCCCGATGGGAAGGTCCATTCTGCTTTTGTCGAGCAATCAAGTCCGTCTTTCCAAGCAAGCTCTGCAATATAGTCATTGCCGTCATCACCCTCGTTTCTCTTTCCTGAGAACGAGATTGAGAACTTCTTGCCTGTCATGACTGCCCTCGCCCAACCTTCTGTGTTCATCGGTGTCCATTCCTCGACATTACCATCGATGGAAGGACTGAAGGTCTCAAGGTCAGCTATTGCCACAAAGTCTGTAGGCGAGACGCTTGCAAGGCCCAGCTTGCCGATTTTGAACACGTTCTTGTATACCGGATATACTCCTGCCATTTTCTATTCCTCCTATTTTTCTAAAATTAGTTCAGCATCAATCACGTACTCGAAGATGCCTTCTTCGTCTGCACCGAGGTAGACAGGTTCAGACTCTCTCATGAGTACGTCTATGATTCTCTTGTCATCTATTGTTCCTGTTGCGGTCATAAGGAATTCGTATACTTCCTGCGCCTTGATCTCAGTAGCAAGCAGGTCTTTGGTCCAATGAATCAGGACTCGAAGCCCTTTACCGCCATACGTACTTAGCCCCCCAATAGCCCTTGGGTTAGTGAAGGCCCGCCCGTTGTAAACAACGAGTATCTGTTCGCCAGGCGATGCCAGCCTGCCAGCATACCATTTAGGTGCAGAAATATTTGACTGCAGCCATTGCAGAACCTTGTCCATGGTCATTTTATAACACCTCCGCTGTTTTCCTTCCAGAACTTCAGGAAAGTATCAGGCAGCCATTGCTTCCTGGATCCGAATATCCAGTCATCCAGCCATCTTCCCTGTGCATTGATATGTTTGTCTTTCCTGAAATTGTATTCTGGATGGAAGTAGAGCTTTCTGGCGTACAATGATCCGTAGGTCAGGTATCCGGTTGTTCCAGTAACTTGAAGACCACTGGACTCCATAAGCTCTCCGGTATCTCTCGGGATAACCTGTGCCAGTTCCACTTCTGTCTTTAGTGCATCCATAACCAATGGGAAAGCCTTCTTAGCAGCTTCCTGAAGCTTGGCTATGTTTGCAGCATTAAGCTCAACCTTGACCTTGACATCCATCTACATCAGCTCCAATTCAGTGCTGAAGACCGTCCCGTCTGGATTCATCGGTTTCAGTGATCTGAATATCTTCCTTGGTTCCCCGCCTATCTCGACATACCCTTCAATCTTTAAGCTAGTTGGATCTATGTCTCCCTGGCAGACTACCTTGCCTGATAATGTAACCAGGTGCTTTTCTGCTGTCATTACTGACTTTGATCTTGGATCATAGTTCGCCTTGCCCGTGAAGAGAATCGTCTTTGTGGGGCCGTATGTCCCTGGTGCCTCTTTGTACACAATCACATAGGTATTTAGGATCCATTTAGGAAAAGGAAGCTTTCCTTTCATGTCAGCCTCCTTGATATCAGCCCTGCGTTCGTCAGACAGATTTTAGCCTTGTTGCTGACTACAATGCCGTTCTGCAGGCTGCCTGCCTTAAAGCTTACCGAAGTGCTTCCTGCGCTATATCCAGCAATCGGAGAATCGATGAAGTCTCCATACTCCACGATGAAGTCCACCTGGGAGCATACAGCACGCTTAACCATCTCCTGTTGCCATTCTGTGAGGTTCTCGAAGCCTAAGCCCTTTACTCTCCCATAGCAGGCCTTGTCTATCTGCAAGGAAGCCTCAGAGAGCTGCTTCTCTATTTCGCTTTGCTCTCCTTCACCCCCAAAATCCACATAGTCCAGATACGTTGCATATGGTGTATAGCTCATAGTCCCTCAACTCCTTTCATGATGAAAGGGAAGGACTATTTGCCCTTCCCGCTTGGTTTCTTTGGTTCCTCATTGAGTTCTTCTGCTTCAAATTCAGCCAGTTTCAGCTTAAGCTCAGCGTTCTCTTTTTCAAGCTCAATCTGTTCCTTGCTCTTCTTTGAAGGTTTCACCAGAGGCTTTACCTTTCCGTCTTCAGTCTTCTCAAAGAGGTCGTACCCGTTGACCAGATACGACTCCTTCTCATCCTCAGAGATTCGGACCTCTCTATTACCCTTAAGCGCTAATAGCATATGTCATTCCTCCTCCAGCAGCTACTAAGCTGCTGTATTTATCGCTACGCCCTTGACCTTCTGCTTGATCACGAAAAGGTCCTGGTAGCTTCTGTTCTGGTAAAGGAATCCGTATGCAGACTCGGGAGTCTCTCCTTTGTTCCAGAGGTATATGTCCGCGTACTTGACCGGAGCCATTATTGCTGTCTCAGGATGCACAAGGATCATGTTTATCTGCTTGGCCGCTACTGCTGGCGTGAAGCCCTCAGTGAAGTCATAGGCAGTCTTGAACCTGTCCTTAGGCACCTTGACAAGCTCAACATCATCAAGGCTTCTTACGTTCCTGTTGACATCCTTAGCCTGTCCTGCCGCTTCAAGCGTCCTCTGTATCTTCTCTGCGTTCTTAAGCAGAGTGTATACCGATGGAGTGACATAGAGCACCCTTCCAGTTTCCGGAACTCCTGCCTCGTCCTGCGCTTCCATCATAGTGTCAAACTGAGTAAGTATGTTTGCGGCAGTAAGCGCTGTAGTGTCAACCACGCCTCCATGAGTTACGAAATCCGCATACAGCTTTGAGAACCTGTAAGCATCCATCTCAGGAATTGCCTGCTCATCGTTGAATACTGCGGTTATGTTTGCCGCCGAGAGAGCCATGTTGGTCTCATCAACATCTGCCTCGTCAACGAAGAACTCTATATCCCTGTCGTGGGTGAGAGCCATCGGAGTGTAGACATTGGCCACAGTTCCTCTGTTCTTGGATCCATCCCTTGCGTGGTCCTTGTACCCGCTCAAAGTGACGGTTGGAACGTTGATTGTCTTGGCATTGATGAACTTGTACTTCTTGTTCCTGTCAAGCGCTGCAGAGGTGAGTCCTCTTGCATACTGCTGCTCGATGTTCGAAAGGAATAGGGATGCATAATTAATAGCCATTTTTCTTTACCTCGCTTTATTATTTATTTTGTTTGAGTATTGCCGAAGGCTGCTGCTATGGCTGCATCTGCGGCGCTGGGATTATTGTTGGGATTACCCGGATTGCCAATCTGGAAACCGGGCTTGCCGTTCCCGCCACCCTCTTCTGTTTTGAAGAGGAATGCCTTGGTTCCCTGAAGCGACTTCACCTGATCATCGAGACCAATGACTGAGCCATCATCATTGACAACTAGCTTCGTCTTATCAAATAGACCTGCGACCAGGTCTGCATCGTGGACCTTCCCGTTCAGTGCAATCTTGATTGCATTGTTGACCTGGATTTCCTTGAGCTTGTCGGCTGCTTCCTGGGCTTGTTTAGTGTTTGTTTCCTGGAGTGATGCTATCTGAGTCTTGAGGCTCTCAACATCGCCGGATGACTTCTTGAGTCCTTCAAGCTGCGTATCTCTCTCCTGGATGCTCGTGTTTAGTGTCTTCACTTGATCCTCAAGCTGCGTGACCTTCGTCTTATTGACCTCGATATCTTTCCCATGGATGGCCATAATCGAATCAATCGCCGCATCATCAAGTCCTAGTGCTTTAAGTTCTTCTCTTTTCATGATGTCCTCCTTCTCCTACGCTTTTTACGAGGTTGCATCTCCGGAGCCCCGGTTGTCCGTCCGGTAACGTAATTTGCGCCCTATTCCGGGCATACTAAAAGAACCGTCACGTGAGCGGTTCTTGTTCATGGATAGTAACGGTCCATGGGTGGAGTCTGTCCACCTCAGAGACAGGATCACCTTCTACCTGATTTTGGAATTACCTATCTTAAGCCTCATCCTACACCTCCTTTGCTTTTTCGAGCCTGATGTATGCTAATTACACTCTTATCACTCGTTTGAAATCTGTTGATATACCATGCTAATATAGATATTGCCATTGTATAAAATAAGCAGTACGATTGTTATTGAAGGGAGGTGATAACATGGCTATTCATACTACTGGTGAAAAACCAGGAACGGGATTCTATAGGTGCACTAAATGTGGTTTTACTCTTCGCCTAGATGATAAAACTGATACTCTTCCACCATGCCCAAGGTGCCACAATTCTACATTCATAAAATAACAACCAAGATAACTTGAAATGAGGTGATAACATGAACCCTAATGTTAATTCTTATGCATTTAAGATTTGCCCAGAATGCAATTCATCAGATTGGGTTACTAGCGAGGGATCTCCATATGGTTTAGTGCAAGTTGACAATAGTACAAATTCACCTACAATAAAAAATGATCTAGTTTTTCCTGTGCTTCCAATTGTTTGTAGAATCTGTGGATACACTAAGTTTTATATGGATGGTAGTATTTTCCATTTTGTTAAACCAGTTTAGCCTTCCCTCTCAGATTTCCGCCTGAGTTGGGCATTATTCTTCAGGTGCTCCCTGAGCTGTCGTTGCAGTTCATGGAGCTTTCTTTTTTCCGCCTTAAGATTATCATCGTCCAGCGTTCCCGCAACCACTCTTTTCTGCTCGCGTATACGCCTTTCTAAGGCTCTTTGCTTTTGCTCCGACTTATACCACTTTGAAGACTGTTTCGCATCAGGAATGGTCGGCTGTGTAGTTATTCCGGGAAAGTATGTTGATAATATGTCTCTGCAATTTGGATGATACAATCCATCTTCCATTGCCTGGCTTAGTAGTGAATATGGTCCATCGTCTTTAGTGCCTCCTGAGTACACATCATCAATCAGAACTACGCCTTGCCAAGGCTGGCACATTGGACAGGCTGTAGCATGAGGTACGACAATTACAGTTGAGATTCCTAACTCCTGGCGCTTCTTACCCTCTCCTACTAGATAAGCCCTGTGATTCGCGGTCCTGAGAGCCATTTCGGCATAAGAGGCTATGTTGACCTCTCGCCCATTGGAATACTTGATGGAGTTGATTCCTTGCTTTAGGAAGTCCTTGGTTGCCATGTCTACAGCTTTGTTAATATCCATAACTCCGTTGTTGTGAAACACCTGAGCCTTGAATATTGTCTCCCTGTATACATCATCCATCTTACGAAGTACAGAGGCATTAGCCTTAGCCATGTCCGTCTGAGTCGACTCCAGTAGTGCCTCAAACTTTTTATCATTGCCCTTGAAGAAATTCTCCTCAAGAGGTGTGGGAGCTTTCTCCCATATCTTGGCCGCTTCTTCAACCTTGCTCAAAGTCTCTTTCAACTCTGCGCCTTTTATGCCATCTATAAGCGGTTCCATGGGCTTCGGAAGGATTATCTTGTGCCATGTATCCTTTAGCTTTATCACCGCTGCCTGCACGCGCCCTTGGGCTTTCCTGTAAGTATCCATCAGCTTGTCCTTGATTGTCTTTTCTATGGTTGGAGCATACTTGTCGATGATCTGCTTGTTTTCCCTGCGGTATCTCTCGAGGTCTCTAAGCTTGGCAGATTGCCACATCTCAAACTTGAAGCCCTCCTTGAGCTCTTCATTTTCATGCCTCTGAAGGTTCCTGGCCATTGATGATAGAAGATAAAGTTCCATCTCTTCATAGATGCCTTTGAGATCATATCTCTTCTTCATCTACCTCATCCTTCTCCTCATCATCCTCGTTATCGTCTGCATCATCATTCACAGCCGGTTCAGTCGTACTGTAGGCCCCCTTGATTCTCTCAACCTCTTCAGCCTTTTCCTCGTCTGTCATAGTGTCGCCATAAAGCTCATCAATCGCCTTCTCCACAGACATGATTCCGAGGCTTTTAGCCTTGCCTACGGTCTCTACAACGGTTCCGAAGTCAGGGCTTGCATATTCACCGAAGCTTACACTGACATCATATTCGCCTGGCGCTTTCTCATTCAGATTGTCTTCAACCTTCAGCACTGTTGAAACCAGTAATGGGATTGTCTCTGTAAGAACATCAACCAGCTTCCCCCTGGTGTAAAGAGTTGTCTTTTCCTTCTCACGCTGAGCTTCTGCATTGTCGAGCTTCTTTAGGTCAATTCCCAAAGTTGAGGGGCTTATGATACCCTGCAGGCATAGATCCAAGAACTTGGCATAGGATTCAGAATATGCATTGAAGTTGATATCCGCCTGTACCTGCTCTATCTTGTCCGCCACACCTTCTTTGAGTGATCCTCCGGTAGCTATGAACTGATTGTCGAATGGATTGCCTCTTAGTATTTGTCCGGTGTTAGGATCCTTTGGAAGCAGGTCTTCCGGAATATAGTTCTTAACCCTTCCCGCTCTGATCGCGTCCATCCACTGGCTCAGAACCTCGTCAAGGCTGTCAAAGTTATCTGTCTTTCGGTCATAGATTGCTTGGCCGCGGTGCCTGAACTTCGGGCTCTTGAAGAACATTACAGGTATGGCCATGATGAAGTCGCCCGCAAACGCTATGTCATCCTGCTTTAGTTCAGAGGCTTCAGCCCAGTCTAACGGCTTGTTATCCTTGTCATAAAGCCTGTACTTGATATAGCCCTTACCATATGCCTCTTCCTTCCTGAAGGTCTTCTTCTCAACTGTGTGGTACTCACTGAAGAGCACTTCCTGCAGCCTGCCCCTCTTATAGCTGAACTCGACATCTGAACCGCTTACGAATTCAATAATCGGGTACTTGCTAACCTCTGTGTCAATGGTTATCTTGAAAGCGCCATCGCCAGTGATTAAGGTATCTTTGATCGCCTCTTCAAATAGTTCTTCTGCGAACTTGTTATCTTTGGCAATTTCCTCCCACCTTTCAAGATCAGGATTTATTACAGTACCCTTCACCCCATCAGTCACAGCTTCTTCATCCGGAGGATTGACTTCTATCGCATCCATGTCTGCGACAACTATCCCAGCCAACTTATCGACTATCTCCCCAGGTATTCCACTATGGAGCTTCCTGACTCGGTTGTCAGCACTTGGCACGGCAGCCCAGAACCTCGCCTGACTTACTGCATCTTGAGCAGTCGCCTTGAAGAACTGGTCAAGCTCTGAAGGATCTCCTCGATACCAGAGCCGATTCTTGAGCACCGTAGCGTTATGGTCCAACAGCTCGTTAATCTGAATACTCGTTGGCAGCGCTGGATTGATTCCAAGCCAGCTCAGAATCAGTGTTTTGATTACTCCCACTACTTATTACCTCCTATCCCGATTATTGCCTTGAATGGAATAAAGCCGTACTGAGATGCATTGATTGTATGATCATTAGCATCCTCCGGCTCGTATTTGTCTTCCTTCCAGCTATATATCTCCATCTCCCTAATGTGTTCCTTGCAGTGATCCAGGACTATGTAGCAGGCTTTGTCATTGCTCCATATCCATCCAAGTTGCAGGTGTATCCTGTCGATTATCATGACCTTCTTGTATGCGTTGATGAAGTTGTACAGGCATGGATTGTTGCGCTTGTACTTATTGAGCTCAGTTATGGTCGCCTGATCTGCATTGTCTATAAAGACATCCCTTGCAAATCCCCACTTCGATCTGCACCTCTCTATAAAAGAAATGAGATTCCTCACCACATCAGAAGGTGCCAAGGGATTCTCCATGTCCTTGTTATTTCTAACCTCTTCCTCTAGAACAATAAGCTCGCCTGCTGTTGTGATGCCTTGGAAGATGAATGCAATAGTGTCCGGGCTATCCTTGGAGTATGCTGTATCAACTCCGCAGGTGAATGCCCTGAAGCGCAGAGGGTTCTTCTTGTCCTCCATACGAGCTTTAAGCCATGCGGCAGACCTTACATTCCTCTCCCTGGTGAAGTTGCTGAATACGAGCCCTGTGGCTCTACCGCGAAGGCCTTGTATCTTATTCTTGTAGAGTTTGGTCCCTACTGGCACGTTGAGCACGATCTGGGCCTTCTTTTCCTCAGTGAGCGCCGCATTATCCTCAAATGAGAAAAACCAGTAAGTCCAATTGGGCTTAGCTGGTTCATTAAGCATATTCATTAATTCATTCGGAACTGTGTGCTGCCACTTCTTAGTTGGCCTGCAGCAGTTGATGTACTCGCCGTACACTGGAAGGGATGGATCATCAGGATTGAGTGTTGCCATCATGTAGTCGCAACGCATGGATGCTTCTCGCACGAAGTCCATATCTGCGGTGTTTATCTCATCAATGTATAGACATCCGTACTGACCTCCTAGTGCCTTCTGCCATCTCTTCTTATTGTCGTAGCCCATGGTGTATATGATCTTGTCGCCTTGCGTAGTTCTGTAAAGAATGTGCGGTAATGGCTCATCCTTATTTCCAGAGCTATTGAATTGGACCAGCGGTCCGAAGATGTCAAGGATGCCGAAGTCCTTTGAGATTATGTTCTTGGTTACCGTACCAAGGTCAAGTCCGGCTAGGACATGCTGCTTCTTTGGTGATGCTGCCACCTTTAGCATCCACTTGACCACTCCGATTGTGGTCTTTCCCGCGAAAGTCGTGCCTTCTAGAAACTCCACAGGTGCATCGTAAGCCATGAAGTCCAAGTACTTTTGAGAGAGCGGGACCAGTTCACTACTCATCTTTCTTCACCTGGTTGAGTATCGAGGTAAGCTTCTCAAGCCCCGCATCAACTGATCCGGATACTTCGACCTTGTCCTTGAACATTCCAAGGTGTCTCCCAATGAGCTCTAAGGCCTTAATCTTGTCATACGTGGATAACTCAACTCCATTCTTGCCCTTCTTAATGCTAGCTATGGCCCTTCTTTGCCCCTCTGTGAGGTCTTCGGTGTTGGTCAGCATTACTCTTCTACCTTTGACCTTAACTAGCTCCGTAGTGTCCAGGAAGGCAATTGTTGCTAACTCTTTGATCACTCGCTCCTGGGTTATACTTGTCTTGTTTTGAATGTCATTTTGGCGCTTGTTGATATAAGCCTCGACCTTAACATTTCTTAACATCCTTGCTCCTGCGGCTGATGCCGTTGAGTCCTTGGAAACACTGGGGTAAGCAGCCCTATATGCCCTAGTGGCATTGAGGTCTATCAAGTATTCATCTGCAAATCTTTTCTGTGCATCTGTCATTCTCGCCATTCATGCCACCTCCATTCCAATAATAAAGACATCCACAATTTAGATGTCTAAGCAACTATGTCCAATTATCATCTATATGTAAATATTCTCTAATCTCACCAACTATATCCTCAATAGTTTCGTTAACATCAATTCTATCTTCGTTGAAAAGACCATAAACGCCATCTAAATCAATCTCAGATAATTCTCGTTCTAAGTATTCCTTGACGCAATTTCCAATCACATTTCTTAAACATTCCATAATATTTTTATCAATAGCTGTTCTAAGTATTTGAATTTTTATATTAATGTGCTTGGGAATCAAAGGGTTAAATAGATATGAATCAATTTTTTCAGTAATCTTGATGTACTCTTCACCAAATCTCAATTCAAACCCATCAACGTGGTCTATTTCAAACTTATAGTTTTCTGTAGATTCGTTAACTAAGTCACTTTCGTTATTAAATGGTTTCACAGCAGTGACATGAAATCCTTCTAAAGGAATAAAAATTAGTTTAGTTTTTTCATTAATGAAATTTACAAGTCTATCTTCTTCATTAAATTTTATGCCAGCATTCCGTAAGTGTGAGTATGTTGTAATATTTATTATTTCTTCATATGCTCTTTTTTCTTCATTCAAATAATCTTTTCTTAAAAATCTTACTAACTCTACAAACAATTCAGTTTGAATGTTAACTACACTAGATTTCATAGGGCTTAATAAGCCAATTTTAGCCTTTTGATAACCCTTGTATGCAATAATTGTTGCTATAATTGTAATACCCACAGTGGTAAAAGAGCTTATTATGTTAACAATAAGTCCCCAATCTTGTAATCTTAGCCCAGTTTCAGCAATTGGTGTTACTACTGATTCCACTCTATCACTCCAATACATTTTCTTTAAGTATATCACATGTATTGACGTTCAACCTCTTCTTCGCTGTTTTATAGCTCCATGATCTCTTTCGAAGCTACTATGGCGCATGCACTCACCTATATTCTTGAAAGGGTATTCGAGTTTCATACCACAATGCATGCAGCTAAGATACTTGCCCTCTTTGATTGTATACTCAATCTCTCCAGTTATTCCGGCTGTCACTTTCCCGCATCTGGTGCATATATATTTATTATCACACTC